GTGCAGATGAGATACCAGAGAGATAGGGTACCTGGAGACAGCGTCATTTTGATAACTGATGTTGATTATTATTTAGATATGCCAGGTTTGATGGGTTTGGGTAAACCCATCATTATTTACACATTTTCCCCAGAAGAAGTCGCCGGATCAACTGACGACGGGGTATATTGCACCAATTTAGACGATACTGTCACCGTTACAATCAACGGTGGCGCACAGTATCGCCACGGATTATGGAATTATGATACTGACCATATCATGGTCCATCATCGGTGGTGGAGTTACGTCTATTTGGTTGAACAAATACGGGTGTCAAACACCCGGAGAATTGTGTTTTTAAACCCTGTTAAACGCTTACCGCGTTTACTCGCTGAGATTTTGCCCGGTAGGGGGCTAGGACGCAAACGGTTCAACACCAGTGGTGTTGTTCAGAACCGGTTTGTGAAGGGGAGGGACACTGGTAGTGAGGTGTGGTACAGTTTGGCTTTTCCCGGCCAACATGAGGCATGTAATGTTTCATCATCAGCGTACCACGCCACAAGGATACGTTTAATGGAAAACAAAGACCCACATTTAAGTGATGTAGAAAGATATTTTAACACCTATAAGGTAGACAACCCATTGTTTTCTGCTAGTTTGTTTTACCACATCTATAAACGGTATCCTAATGCGTTGGACGTTAGTTTGGATTTAGGAATAACACCTATAGTCGTTGACCGCCACACTTATCAGCCAACTGAGGGGTTGGCATCGGAAGATGGCAGACCAACTATGCGTGCGATTTGGCCGGGGTATGGTACCGCGTTTTCACCAGCCAAATCGAACAATAGTGATAAGGCGTGTCTCCAGGGTAGAGTAGAGGAACCCAGGAATAAGCGACGTCAAATACCCGATTTTTATAACGCCTACATAAGAGAGTTTGTCGAGATGTTGGTCCCTGACGGGACGAAATGCGCACCTTGGTCATTTGAACAAATTTGGGACCATTTAAAGCGGCCAACTCAACGACACCAGCTAACCACCGCTGATTATAACTCCGATGCTAAGGTTACTGTAAAATCGTTCCAAAAACGAGAGGCTTACCCAAAAGCCACCCATCCACGCAATATTAGTACACTACCAATGGCACACAATTTTACACTTGGACAATTCACAATTCCATTTAAGGACATAGTTCTTAAAAACGTACATTGGTATGCTTTTGGAAAACACCCCAAAAAGTTTTCTGACATTTTGCACAGCAAGGCCGTGGTGGCCGACAATGCAGTAACGACTGATTTCGATAAATTGGATGGCTCAATACATCCAGTTTTTCGAGATATATTCGTTGCAGCCATGCTAAGGGCCTTTCCAGCCCAATATCATGACGAGATACGCAAAAGGGAGAAAGCTGAGCGCAGCGCTAAAGGATATACAGCGTTCGGCATACAATACGACGTTATGGATTCAGTCACATCCGGATCTTCAGATACCAGCATTTTAGGTACATTGACTAATGTGTTCATCATGTACACCACATACCGACAGACCTGGGGGCCCGCAGACAGTTGGGCCAACTTAGGTTTGTATGGTGGTGACGACGGGGTGTCGTTTGATGTCAGCATCGAGCACGTAATGCGTGTCTCTGCCAATTTTGGTATGTCATGCCGAGCTGACACTGTGTTGAGAGGACACCCAATCACGTTTCTAGGCCGTGTGTTCACTGATTTGTGGACATCTCCCGGGAGCATGGCCGATGTCCAACGTCAAATGCGTAAGATACATTTGACGGCTACCCCAACGACAGTACCCGATTGGCTTGTCTTATATCGTAAAGCCATCGGTTACCTTGTGACTGATCCCAACACACCACTCTTAGCCGAGTGGTGCCAGGCAGTAGTACGAATTGTCCAACCCATGAACCCCGAGGGTCATAAAATGTACAAGTTGACTGAGGGCGACCAGCCATACTGGTCCACCTTTGAGTCACCTTACTATGAGGTCGATGATCTTGAGTATTGCGCCGGTTACATTGCAAATTCATTGGGATTGACCACAGATGAGTTGCAACGTTACCGGGACGGATTCATCACAGCGACCTCTATAGAGGACTTGTATAAGGTAGACATCTTCCGATACGACTCAAAGTTCAATATTAGTGTGTGCCACAGGGGAGAAGTCATAGCAGCACAGCCGCGGACTACTATCCCCGAGAATGTCGAGAACAATTTGCAGTATACCCTGGCTGTTTGTCGGTTTGCCCGACGTAACGCCAAGTGCCCATACGAGAAATGCAAGTTCTCGCATTTTGTCCCAAAGAATAGCAAACGCTCCCCGGCGGCGGAGGGCGTTCACAAGAAGCAAGTTAGGACTGCCATCAGAGCGGCAGTAAAGACGAAGATGTAAATCTTCGTGTAGAACACCTAGTTCCATCGGCTTACCTACCTAAGCCGTTGAAATTAAGATGACGAAAACCAAGGCCCAACCAAAACGTAAAACCAATAGGCCAAGAAATGTGCCAATGGATTCAGTTCGCGCTACTGCTCCTGTTGCTATCAGCAAGCATAGCACTACCGGTGCACCTCGCATACAACAGGATAGTCGCTCGACGCGCATCAGACACAGAGAGTATATTGCAGATGTCACCGCTGCTGCTTCCGCTTTCACCGTCCGTAATTTTGCTTTAAACCCTGGACTGGGTGGTTCCTTTCCATGGTTGGCAGACATTGCAGGACGTTACGAGTCGTATGTGTTTCGAAGCCTTCGCATCCATTATCAGCCTTTTTGTCCCACTGCCACCCCAGGTTCTTTAATGTTGGCTGTCGATTACGACGCCAAGGACGGAGCTCCCACCGGCAAAGTAGAGATGATGGCCATGTCACATGCAACGCGTTGTTCAGTATGGGATAAGACCACTTACGTTTCCGCTCCATTGGATCTTCGTAAGTTTGGCGTCCAACGTTACGTTAGAACGTCAGGCATCCCTACCGGAACCGACGTCAAAACATACGACGTTGGAAATTTGTTCGTTGGCACTGCAAATACACCAACCACCGCCACTTCGTTGGGGGAAATTTATATTGAGTATGATGTGGAGTTTTACACTCCACAGATCAATATTAATACTGGTTCACGCAACAACGAGCAGTTGCTGACAGTGACGTTGAACCCAACATCGGCGAATTTGGTGTCTGAGTATGTCGGAGTGCCCATATTCGCTTTCACCGCTACTAGCCCGAGCGGATTTGCGGATTTAGCGATAAATCCCGCCATTTCCGGAGCTTATAAGGTGATGGTCAACGGCACTTCGCCGGTGACAGATTTTCTAGGCAAGACACCAGCTGCCAACAAACTTGACTTCCCGTTCAAATATCGAGCCATCAAATCCATTTTTGGAGGCACGTCTTTGGGCGACAACGTCAATTTTGTGATACGTAGTGATAGTGCCCCGCCTGTCAACGACGACGCCAACAACGCGTCTATGTTTCGCTTGAAATTGCCTGCCACTGGGACAACCATACTCCGTTTCCTCATTACAGGCATAGCCGAGAGCATCTACGAGCTCATTCGGGACACGGCACCATCTTTAGGCACCAACATTGGCCCAAACGTTTTGTCTCCCCTACCTGATTTCAACCGAATCATCAGTTCCTCCAGTAGAAACGCTGATGGACGGTTCGAACAGAACGTCGTTCACGAACATCAACGTGACCGATATGGGTCCGACGCCAGTTTTCGTAGTGATTTCACGGGAAGGTAATCACACCGATGATGACGAGGTGTTCTGCACATACTATTAATATAACCGAAGGAAAACGGTCATAACGCGGCGAACGCGGGCTATAAGCTAACCAAAAACACCGAAGGAAAACGGATATAACACTGTGAAAGTGGGCTATAAGCTAACCAAAAAGATATTCCATAGTATGTCGTGTCGCTCTAACTCCTAAC